GCCGGATCGCACTTAGGTATGCACTAATTGTGGTGGAATAGTCATTCTCATCAGAGATTATGACCTACCACGTTGGTTCTATATCTAATAGAGTTACGAACTCTACTTCGACAGCTTCCTTACCAGGAAGCACACTCGAAGGTGGTGTCACAAGGGTTGTGTCCCCTGTGATGGCAAGATCCAAGGAACCTATATTACTATAGGAACCGAGCCTCTCCTTACTCCTTCCGAATTAACGGCCGAAGTAGCCGCCATAACTTGATGACTTGAGAACCCACCGGGGCTCTCTCCTCAGCACGTCTGGCGACCCTAGGCGTATTGGGATAAGCATCCAGCTTACCCAATATGTCTTCGAGGTCGGTCATGAATGTGTTAAATTCATCAACTTGGACGTTTTCACGTTTTCGCCATTCCAGTAGCAAGGTCTCCGTTTCATTGAGGCAGTCCTCCAAATCTTTCGATATTGGCCGTAAAACAAGTTTTACGTACAAATCAAAAAGAGCGCGAGTCGGAAATTGAGTGGTTGGAATCCAACCACCCTTTGCCGAATCGCGGCTGAACGAGTCCCGACGGGACTTGATCAGTTGTATCAACCGCCCCGCTGCCCACTCACCCATTCTACTGTAGACGGAGTCCACAGAAGCTTGGGTGGGTTGCCCTCCTTCGACCAACCAGGTCTCTTGTCCTAACCAGCGAAGCCAGTTAGAGCCAAGTACACCTGAAGGTCTAGTGAGGAAAACGATAAGACCTTGCAGTCTTCCACGTTTACCGAGCGCACTTTGAAGTCCACCAAGGGCTCTATATCCGAATCCCAGGGTCCGCGCAACGTCTTTTAGACGGTACGTTAGGATCCCGGGTAGGGCAGTTAATAGACCCTCCATCACTGGAAGGTTTCTTAATCCCGCTGCAAATCCCTTTAGGGAAATGGGCGAGGCCTCTACCCCTCGGATGAAAGTCTTCTTGGCAAACTCAAAGCTGCCGTTGTCCGAAACAAGTGACTTCGTCACCTGAATCTTAACCCCAAGCTCTTCTACCATTATGGTATAATAGGCTTGAGCAACGGCTGCGTCTGCGATAACCATATCGTCCCCTAGTACTGCATACTGCGAAAACCAAGCAACAGTTCCCATAACACGCCATGCTGCCATCTGTACGATGAAGTGATGAGTGAGTGCTAACATCGCCCATGAGGAGTAGGCCCCCATTGGTTGACCGGCTGCATAGCGTACCGCGGTTGTTTTCAACCCGTACTTCTCTGCTGTTCGTGGATGGAATTCATAATCCCGTCCAACGAGCAAGGTCGACCATAGGGACGCAACTTTCTCACCTAGAACCTCTTCCAATAAGGCTTGCTGGATAGCAAGTGGTAAACGATCGGTCGCTGACGATAAATCATAAGATATAATATCTTTGAAACCCATTGAGTTTAGGAGCTCAATAGGCCGTCTTTGATCGAACGTTCCATCCTGGGGTATCTTCTCTAAAAGAGAAAATATCCATTTATGGAGAGGGTATAGGATAGATTGCGTTAGCACGTCCACAATCGCCACGACACGGACTTTCCCGGCAGGCTCCTCAAGGAATGCAAGTTTCCCTAAATTACTGTAATTACCAGGATTTAACGTTCCCCAAGGGTTAAGTTTACCCCAAGGGTTCGTATACGCCATCTTAAAGAGATCTTTAATTGGCTTATTGTCAAAGATTACCGTCCACGCTTTTAGGGTGGGCAGTAATCCTGAATTCATCCAAATAGATACAGTAAAGTATAGACCGCCAACACTACTTGCTCTTCGTTTCTCCCATGCCTTCGAAAGACGAGCTTTAATCTTTAGTTCGGGCTCTCTGAGCCCTCGCCAAAGACCTAAGCAGAATCCCTCTCCGTCAGGATTTCTCTTCAGAAATTCTAACCGGTCTTGTATCTTCTTATCAGAAGTACTTAACCAGAGGGGATCTTCAAAAGGCGCAAGAACGGACCCACTGGATTGTGGGCCCGACTTGGTTATTGGGAGTATCCGATCAATACGTAGTGTGGGGCTGTGGCTTGCCTCATCAAAGTATCCCAATCTTTCCTTCAGGTTTGCACCTGATGGATTCAGTCTAGCTAAATTAGCTAGTATCCTCCAAAAGATTGGTATAAATTTTACATGCTCAAGGAAGAACTGCTGACGATATAGGCAAAGACCTGTGATTGAGGTTAAGTTAACTTTCCCCGGCATCTCTACAACCCTGTAGAGGCCAAAGATTGTTAAGTATAATCTAATCACATTGGTATCACCTAATCGGATAGCAGCTCTATGAGTTTTGTTGATGATCCTAGGGAGTCCGCACGAGGTCCGCGCAACACGAGGACCTATCGAAGATAGGTCGCCGATACGTTGCCCCCCGGCAGCTTGTTGTGTTATAATGGAGCATACTTTCGTATACTTGACTAGACCCTTAGCCCCCTGTTTTGAATAAATTCTTAACAGTGCTTTGGCCATCGTCAGAACTGAGGTTGCCCACATAGGAGTGTATGAACCAACCGCTAGGGGTATAACTCGCAAGAGCATACGTCCTAGCGCGCGACCGCCTTTTAGAGCGGTCTGCCAATCAAAATCTTTGCCTGGGGTTATTAAGCCCCAAGCAAAGTGGTGCTGTCGATTACGTTGTAATTTAAGCATCAGTCATTTCAATACGTGTAAATTTATTGAGTATGGCATTTTGACCTTCGGTTTCCGATAAATCGGGCCGCAGGCACCTCGGATGAGGTCGGAGTTGGTTTCTCCTTAGGCTTAGCCCTCATATATTAGGCTAAGAGGCCCCCCACTCTTTCGAGTGGTTTTTACGGATCTAAAAACTTTAGATGCCAACCTCTTAGTTGATCCCAGTATACAGAAAGGTTCGCCCAACAGGGTCGGGAACTTCTCATATCACGGTCTAGGCTGAGGGATTACTCCCTACGATAATGGAAGTACTCACCTCTGACCTGCCTGAGTTTCCTCAAGGAACTGGAGTTCCCAGCTCGTTCGGGCCTCCCTTGCGGGTTTAACACGAACCAAGATTGCCGCCTCTCGGCGTCCATTATTTCCTATGTGAGATACTGTACTTCTACAGTATACTCCCCATACCTCCTTGTCACCGGGCAAGTGAAAGGTTCACATTTCATACGAGGTCACCCTCGTATCTCCCCAAGTTAGGTATTAGGTCCTAGCCTGGCCGACACCTGTTATCCTCCATAATTATGGAAGGTTCAGGTAACAAAAGTAGCAAAACCCTAAAGCAGCACGACGCACAACTCTAGAACTAACTAGTATCTGTTACGCAAACCTTGACATTGTCATGGTCCAATATCAGATTGACGGAGATCACTCTCCG